ATTGACCATTGTTTGAACCCGCGCCCCAAACTTTAATGTTGACGTTAAAAGACGAAGCTGGGGTCATTGTCCAAGTACCGGCAGTTGATAAAGTCAACGGGCCATTTGAATCCAAGTTCCAATTTGTAACGCCGCTTACTGCTGGCGATAGAACCAAAATACGTCCCGCCGCAGGAGTAACGCTATTTGATGCAGAGCTTTCTGCGCCATACCCTACTGCATTTTGAGCGGCTACTGTAAACGTATACGCCGTGCCGTTTGTCAAACCAGTAATTGTGATTGGTGAAGAAGAGCCTGTTGCCGTAATACCACCGGGCGAAGACGTAACTCGGTACCCTGTAATCGGAGAGCCACCATCACTTGCTGGCGCTGTAAAAGTTACAACCGCTTGGGCATTGCCGCCCGTAGCTGTGCCAATTGTTGGGGCACCGGGTACTGTTGCTGGCGTAGGCCAATTACTCCCCATGACGGCATCGCGCACATCCATTAGGTTCCAACGACCGTAAGCACTTGTTGTTGATGGAAATGTTGCCATGATTAGAACGTAATTGAACCGGAGCTAGTCCATTTGTAAATGCGATACCCGCCGGTCACGGTAATTGTAGGAGAACCTGTTGTAGACGTCGCCGCAGCAAAACTGTCGGAGTAACGAATAATCACAACACCGGAGCCGCCATTACCGCCTAAGCCGGTGCCGCTGGTATTAATACCACCTCCGCCACCGCCGCCTGTATTTGCAGTTCCCGCTACGCCCGGTAAACCTGCGTCTCCACCCCCGCCAGTACCGCCGGATGCGCCTGTAGAACCATTGTTGCTACCACCACCACCACCAGCATAAGTTACAGACGATCCGGAAATAGAAGATGCTGTTCCATTGCCGCCAGTAGATGGATTTGATCCACCATTAGCACTAGCCCCACCGCCTCCGCCGCCGCCGTTGTTTGGCCCCGTTCCACCTGCGTTTCCTTGGCCTGATGTGCCGCTACCACCACCATAATTATCTCCGCCGCCACCGCCAGAACCGCCATTTTTACCTATACTTGTTACCCCTGACCAACCAATAGCGCCGCCACCGCCACCAGTAGATGTAATTGATGAGAAAACACTGTTGTTTCCGTTTGTACCAAAAGCGTTTGGATCAGACGTAAAACCTGAAGCAGATGCGCCAGCACCTCCAGCACCCACAGTAACAGTAATGGCAGAACCTGATGAAACGGCAAACCCAGATGCAGTTCTAAATCCGCCTGCACCTCCTCCGCCACCTCGCGCTCCACCGCCTCCACCACCTCCAGCGACAACAAGATATTCAACCGAACTTACGGCGGCGGCAGCGGGCGTAACGCTATTAGACGATCCGCTTGCTGGCCCTGTTGCAAATGTTGTTGCCTTAACTGTAAATGTATAGGCCGTGCCATTTGTTAGGCCAGTAACAGTAATGGGTGAGGATGCCCCCGTACCGGTAAATCCGCCGGGGCTAGAGGTTACCGTGTAACTTGTAATTGCCGATCCGCCAGTATTTGCAGGAGCCGTAAATGTCACCGATGCTTGCGCATTACCACCTGTTGCTGAACCAATCGTAGGGGCATCTGGGAATGTGGGAAAATTTCCACCCGCTAAAGCACGGTAGACATCTGTTTCGTTCCAGACATCTGATGCGCTTGTTTGCGAAGGAAATTGAGCCATTAGCTAATGTCCTCGTAAGAGCAGACGCCTTCTAAGTAACTGTTGACGCTGGCTGTTAAACGCAGTGTGTCGCCCTCTTCCAAGTAGATACGGCTTGAAATAATATCAAGCGTAGCACCCGCCGGAACGGTCATTTGGAATGCCAGATCGTATGCTACTGAAGACCTAAAAATATCTACGTTGACTGTTGCGTTTGCAGAGCCATTGACGTTTGTAATAAGAAGCTGGTCTATCTTTAGAACCTTACCGCTGGCGGCAGAGTTAGTGACAATAGCCGTAGCTGATGTCGTAATTGCCAACACTGCGGTCTTGCCGAGAATTGTTGTTGGCGCGATGATATTTGGTGCTGCCATGATTTACCTCAGAATGTTATTGAACCTGTAGCCGTAAATGTGTAATAACGATAACCACCAGATGTGGTGACGGTTGGTGAGCCTGTTGTAGCTGACGCTGCTGCAAATGTGTCGGCATAACGAATAATCACTACGCCAGAAGAACCTGCGGTGCCAAATTGATTACCAGAACCGCCACCACCGCCACTACCAGTATTATCTGCTGCTGCTGTAGGTAAATAATCAGTTCCACTAAAGAAGCGACCACCATTTCCACCTACGCCGCTTCCGCCCGGAGCAGTTGCACTTGTGTTTTCACTGCTGCCGCCACCCCCACCGGCGTAGTAGTTACCAAGAGATAACCAGTTTAAACCGGTACCGCCTTCACCACCATTCTTAATACCGCCTTGTGTGTCTCCAGGACCTCCCACAGAACCAGCCCCGCCTCCGCCTCCGCAAGCACTATAAACAGCGTCGTAAACACCACCGTCGCCACCCGCAAAACCCTGCCCAGACGTCCCGGCCGCACCTACTTCCGCACCATTAGGTGTAGGTCGGCTTTCAGCACCCCCTCCACCAGAGCCACCCGAGTATGATGCAATACCGTCATAAGCGTCATTTCCACCCGTGGCCCCGCCTCCACCAATTGACGTAATGGTCGAGAACACAGAATTTGTTCCGCTACTGCCGTGTCCATTACCACCGCCCCTTGCGCCGCCGCCACCTATAGTAACTGTAAGCGCAGAACCAGCGGCAACAGCAAAACCAGAAGCCGTGCGATAACCACCAGCCCCGCCTCCGCCACCATTGTCAGAGCCGCCACCACCGCCTCCGGCTACAACAAGGTACTGGACAGCAGTGGCAACAGGTAAGCTACCCTTAGCCCCCAACACCATCATTTGGATACCGCTCACGATACGTTTCCTGAGATAACGCAGACTGTGCCGCTGATAAACAAAATGGTTGCTACGCCTCGTGTAGCCAAAGTAACCGTAGCTTTGTCTGCATCCGTACCCGCAATGTAGGCCGTTGTAATTGTGCAAGTAATTGTGATGTTGCCAGAGGTGTTATTGAAGATGCTGATTGCGTTACCTTCTGAGAACGTAGCATCAGGAATGGTAATTGAGCCACCGGAGCCGACCTGTACGTATTTACCAACGTCACCAGTAGCCAGTGTGTACGAGCCAGTCTTTGTTCCAACGGCTGGAATGCTTCTGAAGCCAACAGCGTTTGTGCCGTCTACTGTACAAGAAGACAATACGCCTTGTGAGGGTGTGCCCAACTGAGGAGTTGTTAGCACTGGGCTTGTCAGCGTTTTATTGGTAAGAGTTTGCGTTGCTGTAACACCTACCACATCAGTAAGTGTGTTACTACCGTAAGCAATTGTTTTGTTGGTTAAAGTTTCTGTGCCCGTTGGGGTTACATAGTCCGTACCCGCAGTGGCTGCTGAGATTGCAGTCCCGTTGCCCTTAAGGACGCCGGTAATGCTAGTAGAAACCGTGATGGCCGGGGTAGTTGTAGATGTTGCCACCGTACCTGCAAAACCATTAGCTGTCGCTACGCTTACAGACGTTACCGTACCATTTGAAGTAGATGAGGCTACCTTCACAAAATCATTGTCGCTCCAAGCTACAACGCATTTTTCACCGGAAACAATCGTTACACCCGCCGTTGGGCCTGCTCCACGAAACACAATAGAGCCAGTTCCAGCATTTATAACTACGTACGTTTTGCTTTTTGCGGGGGCTGTGACGTTTCTAGTTGTAGCGCCATTACTGGCTGTCCACCGAATAATTGCTTGCCGTGCTTGGTTGGCTACGTAGTCGGTAGAAGTTAACGTAACATCGTCGTTGGCACTAAGCGTGGTTACACCTGCAACAGCCGAATCTAGCAAAGATGTAATGGAGTCATTTACGGTAGTGCCCCACGTACCAGACAGTCCGCCCTGTACAGGTAATATAAGGCCAAGAAGGGGGGTGGGTGAGCTCATTATTTCTCCATTATCGTCCGAAGACTAAAGACATGCCGACAGCAAAACCTTTTGCTGCGGCTGCGGATGTTTGCCAAGTGGGGGCTACGCCTGTACCGTTAGATACTAGAACTTGCCCAGACGTACCGGCATTATTGGTTGAATTAACTGAGTAGCTGGCAGGATACGTTACAAAAACATCCTTTGTGCCCGCTGAAAAGTTAACAGCTGAGCCAGAGTTGCTAGAGGCCAAAATAGCAGTACGTGCAAGGGTGGTGCCAGAAGACGTATATGTTCCTACACCAACTTCCCATTCGTTACCTGTCTGACCTGCAATACAGTAATACGTAGTGTTAGCGTTACCAACAACAGCAAAAGATTGAAAGCCGGTAGAAGCCCCAAGCAGGGTAACTGTACCCGTACCCGTCGTGGTAGTGGTTTCCTTTACGCGATCTGCTAAAACAAGAGCCATAATTTATCCTTATCAGGTTGTATCAACAACTACCCAGCCCGGCGTTTCTGTATTATCTATTGGCGTCCACGTTGGTGTTTGCGTATTACTTATATTTTGCCAGTTTGCGTTCTGGTTGTCATCAATTAATGACCAGTAAAACACACCAAAGCTTCCAACGTTACCCATTGCTTGATTGCCTGTGATAGCCACAAGCCGCGCCCCTACGGAAACAGAACCTACAGAGCCTTGAGCACTCGCGCTAGTAAGCGCAGCAATTTTCTCAAATACAACTGATCCAACGTCACCAGCGGCGGATGCGCTTGTCAACGCAATTGTTACATCTGCATTAGCAGCCCCAACTGCGCCAGTAGCGGAAACACCCGTTAGCGCTGCAACTTTAACGTACTCAACCGACCCAACAGCGCCAGTAGCTGTAACACCCGTTAAAGCGGCAACTCTGGCGTATTCAACAGACCCAACTTCACCTGCGGCAGATACGCCAGTCAACGCTTGTGTAGCCGCCGGAGTTACGGTGCCAATTTCGCCCGCAGCTGAAACCCCTGTAAGTGCAACAGTTTTAGTAGCTACAACAGTACCTGCGCTACCACTAGTCTCTACGCCAGATAGTGCGAACTCATGAGGGCCAACCCCCACTGTGCCAACCGAGCCTATAGCAGTTACGCCTTCTTCGGCAGGATTGTTTACCTCGGTAACGTCCCCCACTTGCCCGCTGGCAGACACGCCCGTAAGAGCAATAAAGCGTTCGGCAACCGTTACTGTGCCAACTAAGCCAGAAGCCGTGACTCCCGTTACATCTGCGCTTTGAACTACGTCCGCAATAACTGTATCTACAGACCCTGTAGCTGCTACACCTGTTAATGCAATAGAACGAGAAGGCCCAACTATGCCAACGGCGGTGTCGGTATGAACGCCAGAAATTAAAGGGAGTGGAGACGGGTCAACGTCATCAACAAAACCTTCGGCAATAGCTCCGGTAAGGCCAATTAACGGTGTGGCAACAACATTACCCACACTTGCAGAAGCCGCCACGCCTGTTATGGCCGCAGACCTTGCACCCACAGAAACAGTGCCAACAGCACCATTGGCTGAAACGCTTGTTAAGGCAACTGTGCGACTAGAAGTTACAGAGTCAACAGAGCCTGTGGCTACTACCCCATTTTCCGGTAGGCTGTTTGTTTCAGTAACAGTGCCTACTGAACCGGCAGCAGTAACACCTGTCAGGGCAATACTACGTGCGCCTACTGTAACAGTGCCTACAAAACCGCTGGCAACTACCCCGTTTTCAGTCGGATTATTAATTTCCGAGACTGAGCCTACCGACCCCGTTGAGGATACGCCGGTAAGAGCGACAGTGACGTTGCCCCCCGCAAGCGAGGAGAACGGAGCACCTGCAAACGGGGCTATACCGAACATAGACTAAACGGCGAGTTACCCCGCCGTCCCTAGTTAGGTTGTAGCCAAGCGGATCAACGCTGTACTTGTCGTATTTGAAGGCATTGTCAAAGTGAACGTACCGGCAGTCACTGTTTGTGAGCCAAAAGTATGAACACTGATTGACTTGTTACTCTGAGTAGAGTTGTACAACAACACAGCATCAAATGCAGTAGTCAACGTTACGTTGGTGTACGTAATACTTGCTGAAGGTGTCCAGTAAGCTACGCCAGCCGTAGCAGACGAATTAGTTGCTGTTGGGCCAGTTGCATTGGTTACAGTTACACCACCCGCTGTGTAGTTTGTACCAGATACTTCGCCTGTTGAAGTGTAAACAGTAGTAGAAGCGTTAATAGTGGCAGATGCCAAATACAAAGCGGCTTTAAGAGTATCGACTGTTGGTGATGTCAAGCTTCCGCGAGAAACCAAAGTAACTGTTCCAAGCTGTTGAGCGCCGACCATTAGATCGCCCATGAACGAAGTGGTCATTGATTGGGTATTAGCCATGATATTTCCTTATGCAAAAGATGCTGCTTCAGCAAACAGCGGGGGTGAAGTCTTTAAGCGAACATGAGCAGAACGGTGAACAAGCTCACCCTCTAACCAATACTCAACCCAAGTTGTGTATTCAATATCATTATCCAATGAACCCTCTCGCTTTTCAAGCAAAGATTCGTCCATTTCGCCTTTAGTGGTGTTTACAAGTGCCATGTATGCTCCTTAGTTAGAACTGCGAATTAATGCAGCCGATGCGGTATTGGCTGGCATTGTGATGGTGAAATTAGTAGATGTTTTGTCAGACCCAAAGTCCAACACAGCAATGGCTTTATTACTTTGCGTAACGTTGTAGATCAGAGCACAACGAGCCGTAACCGATGCGTTAAAAACCACATCGGCAAAATCTACATAGGCTGTAAACCCAGACGAGTTGATTGTTACGCCAGTTAGAGTTACCCCACCAGCAACGTATCCAGTGCCTGTAACTTCACCATCCGTTGTGTAAACGGTAGTTGATTCGTTTAAATTAGCATTGGCCGTATACAAGGCTATCTTTAACGTATTGGTAGATAGGTTGTGAACGCCCGTGTATAGCTCTGTTTTAAAGCTAGTTGTTTGGGTTTGAAGAATGCTACTCATGAAACAGCAACCCTAACCTGACCATCGCGATAAGCATCCATCCGTTGTTTGCCATCACCCAAGTTCTTGAGGAGTGCAATAGCCTGGACATAGCGATCTTGCGCTAACTTAACCATATCTGCCTCACCCTTCATGTAGGTGTACGCTTCGCAAATAGTTCCATACAAGAAAGTTGAGTCAAAGTTATCACCCAACCATGTAGTGCTGGCTGTAACAATAGACTCTGGATAATAATAAAAATGCAGTTCAGCGCGGTAGTTTGCACTAGGCGTTGGGCCAACAATAAATGTCAACTCATTTACGTTCGCCGAATTTGGGCCAAAGATTGCGTAGTGTTTTGGTTCTGCCGCATAGGCCGACAAAGGATAAGCCTCACGAATAAAGTTTACATCTTTGTTAAGCAGATACAAATAGTCGCCTTGAAACACAACCGTACCAGAAACGGTACTACTGTTGGCTACAGTCAGCGTGACCGTGGTTCCATTGATGCTGCGAACTGTTGCGTTGGTTCCGATGCCAGACCCAGTGACTTGTTGTCCTACGGCAATCCCTGTAGTGCTTGCCACCACAATTGTTATCTGACCTGATGTTCCTGTGGCAGTTGTGGTGTTATATGGATAAACAGCCAAACTGTATGTAGACAGAAAATCATCAGGTGCAGACAAGTACTTATTGCCGGTTTGCAATGTGCCAGTCATGTTCTTTCGCAAGTTAGCAATCTGCACCGTGTTATAGATGCGTTGCTCCGCCTGACGAATAAACGTATTCATATCGTCAGTTGGGAAAGAGTTCTCGCAGTAATCAGATACTGCGGTGACTAGCTGGGCGTAATTCATGCCATTGGGCCTCTGGACATAACGCCTTTGGTAGCCGCGCCTGCGCCACGCATTTTAATACCAGTTGTCTTGGCTGCTGGTTGTGAACGACGATAAACGTTACCTACAGCCATATTGACTGTTCCGGCATCGCTGTGGTCAGGGCCAGAGCCGGGATTGTCAGTAGCTTTAACCACTTTACCCGTCATAGTATGGGGTGTAGCGTAGACCTTGGCATCACCAACTTCTTTACCCATCATCTTTTTGCTAAATGTAGCCATGATTAGCCTCGTTTCTGTGCGGCAATCTTTGCCAAGTTACGACCCATAGACAGCATATCGGCATTGGTTTTACCCTTACCTTTACCTTTACCGCCCATCATTTCCTTTTGGTTCGGGCCGCTATTGCCCAAGTTTTTGCCTTCAGTCTTGCCCTTT